TATGACCTACTACAAGAGCATCCGTCACCTTGAAATTAAATGCTGCATCGGTCTTAACCGCATATCTACCTAGTAATCTTGTACCGGATGGGTGTAATAGGTTCAATAAAATGTCCCTATACTTGGTAATTTCTTTTTCTACTGTAATAATATAAGTGTAATTATTATAGATATCACTTTGTAATACATTGAAACCACTTGGTTGACCAGATGAATCGAGGTATTGGCCTTGACTAATTACAAGTCCATTGAGGAACGATGCGGTTGCCTTTGCGGTGCCGTCACCATAGGTTCTTACGCCAGTAGCATCATATACAGAAGAACCATCTGGATTGATGTGTGTTGGATCGGTGTAGGCTGTATTGGCCATAATGAATACTGGATGGTACGATTCATCTTCATCTCCACCATGTATAAAATCATCGGATTCTTCAAAATGTAATTCGAGATTTGGATTCGGTTTAGAATTGTAATTATATACTCTTAAATTATATAATGATTTTGCTGGATCCGCATCAGCAGTCAATAATTCTACTGAATCTACAAAAGATGTGTAAGTAGAATTATTTTCATTTGTTAAAGTTTGATAGACCGTTTGGTCTCTTGATGGTAAATTAGTAACAAAAACATTTGATACAACTATATCTTGTATTTTTATTGATACATTAGCTGTTGAAATGTAATCTTCACCTGGATCGGTTAGTGCAATGGTTGTAATTGAACCGGCTCTATCTACAACAACTGAGAAGGTTGCACCATCACCAAGTATACCTGGAACAGATAAGATAGAACCATAAGCACTCACATTGGCTGATTCTACTGTAGCAAGTGGAAGACCTGTTGCACCATAACCCATACCGCCTAATGGATAGGGGTTTACACCTTGAATGTAACCTACTGTTGCAATCGAACCTGTTGCATTAATACTTTGAACATTGGCATAGGCACCATAACCGGAACCTCCAACGAGCGTGATAGTGTCATTGACTTCATAACCTACACCACCATCTACAACTTGAATGGGTGCCAAAATACCTAGATTTTTTATATGACCCACTACAGTAGGTAAGTCAGATTGATATATTGAATCTGCGGCCGCTACAGGACTTTTTGTAATACCACCGCCACCATTTTCAACCAAAATAGAAGAAATGGGATAGGTTTCAAATGAGGTAAATGTAAACGCATTTGCGAGTGTTGTGTTTACATTGGAGATTGCAATATTTGAAAAGAAATAATTACTATTTCCAATATCAATGAATCTTTTTAGTGTAATGGTATCTTGAGGTATAAAATTTACATTGGCTGTAAGTCCTGATGTAGGATCCACCGAACCGACAATAGCTATTGGTGAAACCGCACCAATACCTAAGTTTGAAAAGGATATTGCAGTATTTGGATCAGTTCTATAACCATAACCTCCTGTAACCATATTGACCCGTTGTACTGAACCTTTAGTAGTTGCAGAAACTTCTGCTACTGCACCATGTCCGTTGGCAGAACTCAAACCACCATATACAATTACGGGGTCACCGACCTCATACAATAAACCCCTATTTTTTGGATCTATTTTGATTTGACTTAATTGACCAACAACTTTGGCTCTAAGTGGTAAACCATCATACAAAATAGTTTGGTTATTTCCATCAACAACACGAACCATTTCTCCTGATTGAAATAATCGTTCAATATTTGAAATGAATACTTCTGTTTTTGTTCCTGCTTTTACTGAGGCCTCAACAGTTGCAATGGATTTGGTTGTTTCTCCGAACAATCTCATATTATCTATTGACAATAATCTATCATCCGAACTTGCCAATTTTAAACTCTTAGCAACATACCAAGTACCTGCTGATGCTTTCAATACTGAATCTTTGGTATATTCTACATCAAATTCTGAATCGTAAAGTATTTTGAAAAGAAATTGATATGAAGCTGGTGTTCCTTTGGTACTATACAATTCTCTTGCATACTTGATGGCACTCTTTTTATTTAAGAGAGCATTTTCTGGCCAATAAGGTAGAAAATCATTGATAAAATATTGTAAGAATCCGTCTGTTGTGGAATCAATATCGGAATAACTTAATAGATTTTTGGTGGAATCTAACACACCACCTTGTTCTTCCATCCATTCATAATATGCTTGTAAGAAGGTTACAAACTTATCATAGTCTGGATTGTCCCGAATAAATTCTGGTAACTGTGAAGGAACCAGTAATGAAGTTTTGATATTATTTAATGACATTAGTTCTTAGCAGTAACATTAACTACGATTGCGGTTGAATCATATGGATCAATAGTTATAATTTTATTATATGAAGATGAAATAATTGTTGTTGCTGGATTAACTGTAATTGCTAGTTGTCCTAAATCATTATCAACATTCTGTGGATTAAATGAATTGAGTGTAACAATTCCTTTTTGATAATCTACAATACCAATGTCAGATTTTAATACTGTTTTTACATTGGTTGAATTGTTATAATAAGTTCTTAATGCACCATATCTACCTTGTAACACAACAATAGCTGCGGCTAATTGACCGGCATCATTTGCATCCGGAGTTATTGTTATTGTTGCCGCTGTATAATTTTGACCAGCTGAAGTAATATTAATCGATTTAATAGCACCTGCACCATTCAATACCACTTCAGCTGTTGCACCTGTACCATCACCAGATATGGTTGCTGTCGGTGCATTATAATAATTAAAACCTGGATTAATAATCTGAATCGATTCTACACCACCAGTAAAGGAAGGAACTTCTTCAACATAAACACCATCAATTGATAGTGTAGGTGTTGTAGGGTCTGAGAATTTTAGAGCAGGAGAACTAGAAATACCATTTAACAATACACCACGGTCTAAACCGATGTTATAGTTTAGATTATATGTTGTTGGTACAGTTAAATTAGGATAGAATTTTTTCTGTAATTGAACTTTAACTTCACTTGTGATAATGGATGGGTCTGCTGCTTTAATGGCATCATTTAAATCACCCATCATAAATGTAGAATTGAAAGTATTCAATGTATTAGTTGCAAAATTACTAATTGCTGATGTAACAAGGCCTTGAATTTGACTGGATGTTGCAGTAGTTCTCTTAGGATTATAGATAACACTCACATTAAGCTTGAGGTAAGTATAATCTGGATCAACAATGGTAGGTGTTACAGTTAAAACTGAAATTGGTTTAATAACATCCGAAATCAATCTCTGTTTCTGTGTAGTTGTTAATGAATATGCATTGGATGGTTTCAAACAGACAAAGATTTGGCCATATACAATAGGGTCATTTTCTTCTCCACCCCAAACATTTACCGCATCAAATGAAATGCCTAATTTGTTTTGTTGAATTTGTGTGATGTAATCTTCTGTGGTAACTGCACGACCTTGTGATGCATAGGTCTTTGGTGCTTGATATTTAATAGAATCAATAGATTCTTTAGAACCACCTTTGGAAGCAGGAGTATTTCCATTCACCACAACAGTAGTGAATCCTGATAAACTATCCATCAGAACAAAGTTATTGGCACCAGCTGCGGCTGAACCTTGTGTTGTAATGTATGATATTGTAACAATATTACCATCGGATAATTTCTTACCCAATAATCCATCACCAAAATAAATTTGATAATTTCCTGTTAATGATTCTTGTAAAAAATAAACTTGACTTGTAGAATTTAATGTCAAATAGTTATCAGCAACATTATAGATATTATAATATGTATTTGATAATGATTCTTGAACCTTAACTAATATGGTTGTTGTATCAATACTAGAATCTGGTAACTCAAAAGAATAAGTTGGATTAGAAGTACCATCAACAGAATATGAATATGTTACAGGTAAACCTTGTTTTAATTCAACGCCTGTAAATGTTCCTGTATTTGCAGATATATTGATTGTTGTACTATCCACAGTAACAAAATTGTAGTTAATTCCGTCTACAGATTCAGATAAAAAGTTTGTATGAGCTGGAAGGGTTAAACTTGAAGCATTTGTACCTGTTACTACTACATCCACATATGCGGTGGGTGCAATAGATGATTTTGGTGTGTAATTTAACAGTTTTGCATGGGAAACAACAGAATTTCTTTGTAATGCAGTATCCAAGAACATTTCATTGGCAACCATATTCAAATAAAATGCATTATATTGTGTATTGTAAGACATTACATCTAAAAGAACAGAAAGACCAGACCCCTCAAAATTGTAATCTTTAAATGTGTCTTGACTTTGCAAGTAAGTAATAAAGTTACTTTTGATAGTATTAAAGTCTAATCCCGCTAGCTGGATGTTTGAATTAGCTGCAGCCATTATCTTGCCCTCTGTAATATGATACTGATTCCTGTCGGAGTTGTGTTATTTCCGATATAAAAAATTAAAGAAACTTGATAAGCATTTTGGTCTGGATAGGCATTAACATCTACGGAAGCAATAATTGCTCTTGGTTCGTAGTTATTAATGGTTCTGATGACCTCATCTTTAACTAAAGTTGCGTTTAAAGGTGTAATGGGTTCAAATAATAGATTGTCAATTTCTGAACCTAGTGTTGGATTCCACAACCTTTCATAAGGTTTGGTGGATAATAAGTTTCTCACAGAACGGATAACCGCCTGGTCGTCATAACTAAACGACACATCTCCCGTTACCGGATTAGGTGTGAATCTTAAATCAATGTCGGAGTATAGTCTTTGCTTTGCCATTTGTTTATTTATGATAGCTTAGGAGTAAATTCGCTTTTTGGACTTTTGAAACTCGTCCGGAGAATTCTTGGGCCGGAACGCAAAAATTCGAATTTTTGGATTATGAGTTTATCCTTGTTTTAATCTTGTCTGTACCAACAAAATTGTTAACCAGATAAGTTTCGGTTTCACCCATATTACTAAATTGCTTGGTTTGATTATATTTGTCAACAAAACTCTTTAAATTGGTATAATAGGTTACATCACCATTTCGTCTTGTATTTAAAAATGTATCAACACTTGTAATATCTGAGGTAATCTGTACAATTTGACTATAAGTTAAGGTGTTTGCAGTAACACCTGCATCCAATACAACCAAATCTGATGCAAGAGTATTGGCTTCTGTACTAATTTGTGGTCCAACCAAAATACTAGTAAAACTACCTAAAATGGGTGAAGTATTGATTATACCATCGGTTTGATTAGTAATATACATTGCTGTTTTACCGAGGCTTAAGGCATTTTGGTAATATGGATTAATCGAATCTTGACCGGTAAAGGGTGTCACACCGGAAATACGATTAGTGTGTGCCAAAAATGAGCCAGCATCATTGTATAAATTAGTTGCAGCTGTCATAATTAAGTCTGCATCAGCAATATTTTGATTATTCGCAGTATTTGCCAATACAATCATATCAGCAGAAATTGAAATAATACTATTTACATAACTTACAGTTGGATTTTGAAAATATCCACCTACTGTATTATTTGCAATATCTTGTGCTTGCCATGTTGCAATAAACGCTGGCATCGTATTTAAGTGTGTCTGTGTATTAGCAGAAAGCACTTGTATATCACCGTTGGGGTCGTTAAAGTTATATCCTAAGGTAGCATATACACCGGTTGCATTATTAACTGTTGCCATAATTTAGATTCCAACAAAAGGTGTTAGTGGAGGAGTGGTTGTTCCCATTCCCCCTGGAACTGGATAGTTATGTATATGCAAATCATATATTTTTGAATTAATAACATCCATCATTAAAACTGCGTTCATTTCACCAACATTCGCAAGTGCAAAATTAGCGAGAGGTGCGTTAACTGAAGTTAGCGAAGTGATTGAACCCACAGTATTGATACATCCAGGTATTGCAACAGGTGTCAACGGTTCTGGAATACCCAATGATAGTCCACCTAAACCAGATACAAATCCTAATGGTCCTGCAAATACGCCTGTTCCTGCATTAACCCGTGTTTTTGAATTAATAATATCTGCGTGAATTGAA